ATTCATATTTTCCTGTTGGCATTATTTATTTATCTTTTCTATTATTTCGTTAATTAATTTCTTTCCTTTTCTAGTTATGACATATTCTCTGTTCCCTGAATCCGAGCCTTGAATACTAACTACATTATCTGGATATTTTTTTTCTTTTATAAATGCAGATCCCTTTCTATAACGATTTTTACTTTCGCCTCTTGTTTTAAACATATAACCATCACTCATGACGGCAATTCTTCTATTTGCTTCTGACAATGTAGAAAAATACTTTTTTGCTATATCTCTAAAGGTTGCCGTTTCTTTTTCATTAATATAAAATAGTACGCATAGTTCTTCCAATCCCATTGCATCGTGTGCTTTTGATTTATCATATAATGAATTTAAAATTTTAACTAACATATTTACTCATTATTTATTTACCTTAACCATAACAGATACAGCTTCCCAAGTTAATTTTACTTTTTTTTTATTTTTAATTTCTTTTTCCATATTATCTAATATTTTATATTTCATTGGACTATCTTTAAATTTATCTACTATTTTAAATGTTTTATTCATTCCATCTATAAATTTTTTACTCATAGTTTATCCAAACGGTTTATCATCAACTGGTGTAAAATTCCATACCACCCAAGGCCTGTATTTTTTTACCTTATCGGTGGTGCAGAATTTAATTCTATAACAGTCAAAGCAATACCAAATATCACGCAGTTTATCATTAAATTTAAATTCTTGGCTGACATCAGCATGACCATTACACTTGCAACATCTTTTCATTTCATTACCTCCAAATCACTAATCGGCACAATTTTTAATACATTGTTTTTTTTAGTCATTGTAGAGTAATGGGGGGATGATAAAATTTTTTCAGAATTTGCTTTATATCGAGAAGGAAATACTTTATGACCATCTTCGTCCTTATACAAAATTTGCACTTCAACATCCCCCCCTCGTAATTTCTCCACACTTAATCCAACCGATCTATTGTACCAAATAGGCTCTTTTATTTTAATTGTATTCATACAATGTGCTATCTATTTTCAACCATCATTAAATTCAACGATTTCGCTGATAGTATTGATGACTTCTTCTTCCTTTTCGTGAAGTGCTTCCAGCTTGTCCAGTTGCTTCCTCACTTTTTCCTGAACCTTCTCAAGTTCACTTTTTTTAATTTTCTTCTTCGCCATGACTATCCTTTCTATGATATTTTTATATATTATTTTCTTGATTTTTCAAAGAAAAAAATGTTATAGATAATTATGAAATTAGAAAAATGGCGTATAACCAAAGGTATTAAGTATAGTGAACTGGCAAAAATGATGGAATTAACCATTAAAAATCCGATAGCCAAGCTGCGAGGGTATTGTGTAGGAACAAATATTCCCCGTGAAAAAGAAATTATGCAACGCATATTCAAAATCACAAAAAAGCAGGTTTCGGCTAATGACTTCTACGATTTAAAATGATAGTAGTGAATGACCAACCAACAAAGGATAATATACTATCGTTGGATTAACATTTGCAAGGAATTGAACTATTTGTGGTTTACTATGGAGAAAGATTTGCGAGAATTAGCCTGTAATGAGTGAAAAAATATTTTCTAAACCTGTCAGGGTTAATGATTTTATAGCCAATACAGTTAATCTTTCAAATGAAAATATGGGCATTTACTGGCGATTATTGTGCTACAGTTGGGAAAGCAAAGCTATGCTTTGCAATAATGAAGAAGATATTTATGAAATTACAAAAGCATATAATGAGGAAGTAAGAAAAAAGGTTGATAAAATAATAAGCAAATACTTCATACCTTATGAAAAATTTAAACTATTTATAAATGAAGTTTTAGAAAACCTAGCTAAATATAAATTTTCTGAAAACCATTGTATGTATATCAAAAAACATTATCTTAATGTGGATAGTAATTGTTATTTTCAAAAGGCCCAATGGCTAGAGTGGGTAAGGGTTAATGGCAATTTTATTAGTCAAAGTAATGCTGGGAAAATAGGAGGTCAATCGAAAGCCAATCAGAACTCAAACGAAACCGAAGCACTTATACTTACTACTTATACTAATACTAATAAAAATATTAATAAAAAAATAAAGTATTCTGTTTCTTTTGAAAAATTCTGGGGAAAGGGAGTAGATAACATAAAAAATCGTAGCACAAAAAGCGATACTTTTAAACAATGGAGTAAGCTCTCCGAAGAAGATAAAAAAGATTTAAGAGAGAAGTGGGATCACTACAAGGATTTAAAAGGAGATTATTACAAGGCCTGTGAGCGTTTCCTAGCTAAAAGGATTTTTGAGGAAATCAGCTTAGGGGGAAAGGTGGTCGAGTTCGATCCCCTTCAAAGAATAAAGGGATATGTTCCCTTTGTGAAAAGAAAACAGCATATTCCCACAATATCCTCCGATATGGTGGCCACTATGCTAAAAGAGGGGTGGATTTCACAGGAAGAATACGATAATTGGTGAGGGGTAAAAATGATTACATTACTTCAAGGTAATTGTTTAGATAAAATACAGGAATTAGACGATAACTCTATTGATTGTGTTGTAACTTCTCCGCCTTATTGGGGTTTAAGAGATTATGGAACTGCACAATGGCAAGGTGGAGATCTTAACTGTTCTCATGCTTATGGTAGAAATACAAGAGGTGGATTAACTCAATTTCAAAAAAATAATAAAGGTAGTTTTGGCGATGAAGCTATTAAATCTGGTCAACATTGTAAATTATGTGGTGCTAAAAGAATTGACGAACAATTCGGTTTAGAGCCGACTTATCAAGAACATATCCAAAATATTGTTGAAATATTTAGAGCCATGAAACCAAAGCTTAAAGACACAGCGACTATTTGGTTAAATTATGGCGATAGTTATGCTGCAACAGTTAATGGCACAAAAGTTAAAGATATTAAAAATGACGATAGAGGTTTTGTCGATAAACCATTTTCTACAATTCAAGGTGTTTTAAAACCTAAAGACCTAGTTATGATACCAAATAGGATTGCCATAGCTCTACAAGATGCAGGTTGGTATATCAGGTCGGAGATTATCTGGCATAAACCAAATCCAATGCCTGAAAGTGTAAGAGATAGACCAACATCATGCCATGAAAAAATATGGTTAATAACTAAATCTAAAAAATATTATTATGATGCAGACTCTATTAGAGAATCTTGCACTACTTTTGATACCAATATTAGAGATAGAGATACAACAAAACTTAATAATACACCAGGCAGAACAAGAATGGGAGTTTTAAAAAAAAATAATTATACAATGAAGAATAAGAGAAATGTTTGGACTATCACTACTAAACCTTTTAAAGATGCTCATTTTGCAACTTTTCCTAAAGATTTAATTGAGCCATGTATTAAAGCTGGTTGTCCTGAAGGTGGCATAGTTTTAGATCCTTTTGGCGGATCAGGAACAACAGGAATAGTAAGCAAACACTTAAACAGAAAAGCAATACTAATTGAACTGAATGAAGAATATATCGCTATCGCAAAAAAAAGAATTGACGAAGAATTTGGTTTTCTTTAAATGCTACCAACAAGAACTACAACTGGTAAAAAAGGAGAAATATTGAAAAATAAAAACAAGAAAAAGAAGAAAGGCACAAAAGAATTTTACTTAAATACTTTTAAAAAAGAATATCCTAACAGGAATGGGACTCTTTGCATAAATTATAATCGCAAAGACGAGAACACTTATGTCTTTTACTGGGATCAACGAGATTACTTCACTGAATTTCATAATAGGAATTTGCTGCACCCAATTCCTAAAATAAATACTTTGTATTTTGTAAGCGGTTTAAGACTTCGACAAGCCTTTCGGAGTGCTTTTCGGCAACCTAAATTAAGTATGAGTTACAACGAGAAACAGAACGAACCACAAAATAATAACGATTACATTCCCATAGGAGATGGCTTCAAATACTACAATTTTTTAGTGGATTTAATTCCCCCTAGTGCATGGCCCATAATTAAACAAGTGGTTATCGAGGAAAAACCAACAGAACAAAATAATTGGAGATTAAGACAATCCCTAATGAGCCTACTTTCTGATGGGCTTGGTAGCTTGTTTGACTTTTTCTACAACAAGAATCCAAGATCCAAAAGTTTGCCAAGCTATGTAAATTAAGGTTATCCACAAGAAATGTTCCCGATATGTTCTAAAGTGTTGTATTTTTACAACAGGGGTGTTATACTTACACTTATAATTAAGATTGGTGTAGTATGCCTAATGTTAAGAACCAAAAGATAATATTGGATAATTATGTTAGAACGCCACAATCTCAAATTTTTATCATTGATTCCAAAACAATCGGAATGACCATTTACTTTGAAGATGATGAGGACCAAAACACTTTTATATCCAATTATCAGAGGGGATTAGAGGCCCACAAGGAAAAACCACCAACTCACATTGATGAATTTCCCCTTGTTTCGACCTTATTGCATTAAATATAAATTTCTTTCAATGGTGTTTTCCAATTAGGATAATGATTTTTAAATGCTCTATGTATCTGATATTTTTTCATTATCTTTGTGGCATATTCTAATGCGTCTTTTTCTTTATTAAAAAAACCATTAATATAAGTAACAGAAACTCCCCAATTTCTATTGTGTGGGGAAAAAACCCAAATATGAAACCTATAATCTTTAGAATCATCAGGGTTATGCTGTTCTCTTTTCATCTTTTTATTTCTTGGTGGATAATTTATTCTTAATTCCCAGTCAAACATAATCTATTCCACCTCCTCAACTATTTCTCTATCATAACACTCAACACCTCGCTCAAATTCATCATCAAAATCAACAGCAAGGTTTTCATCTTCGTGGTGTTTATGATAATCGCAAAAATGCTTTAAATCACTAATAACATCAGCAATACGATAATATTCTTCATCATCATCATTCCCACGCAAACCCAACATTCTTTTTATTCTATCCGCTCTGTCTTTGTTATTATCTATGTGAAATTTATGCTTATTTCTTTTAAAAAGTTTTTTTATTAAATTAATTATTTCTTTCATCTATTCCACCTCCTTAATATATGGCTTTATATATTCATTAACTTCTGGTAATTTGGATAAAGGTTTAAATATTTCCTCGTCCACATCATTATTATATTGTTTTCGACTTTTATTTAATTCTTCCAAAGTAGAAATTTTAGCAATCGTATTGGTATAGAATCCACACTCATAACATTCAGAAGATTCTACATTAAAAGGTTTCCAATCCGAATAAATGTGATAATTCTTACTTTTACAATTCGGACAAATTCCACTACTTGAACAACCACTCATCTATTCCACCTCTACTTGTTCTAATGAATTTATAATATCGTCCATACAATCCCCAACAGTATAATCAGAGGGATCGCCTATTTCTTCATCTAAAATATTATCTTTAATTTTTTTAAAATAAGAATTTTTTTTAATATCGTAAGCGTTCATTAAAGCATTCGATATTTCATTGGAACTAGGGTGCAGTTCACCATTTTTTGTTTCTGATTTATCCCTTAAAATAAAATTACATACAGTGTCATATAAAGTTATTAATTTACTCATTTTTAAAACCTCCAATTCTAAACAAGTTAATCTTCAATTCAGTATCAAATAAATTTTTCTTCTTATTCAATTCACATTCTTTTTTAGTTATCTTTTCTCTTACAAAATTCCAATAAATAGGTTTAGTCGTTCTTTTTAAGTAGTCATAAGTATTTTTATCCATTATTTACCTCGCTTTGTTTTATATTTAAATCTTCATATTTAAATCTACTTTTTGAATATTTTATATATTCTGAATCACCTTCAGATAATTCCCATATTGTTTTAATTACAGATAATTTATACTCAAGTATCTTTTGTGAATTGAGTTCATTTCCTTTTAATGTTTTACCCTTAATTAAATCATTTAAAATGTGTTGTATTTGATGAAGATTATAAATTATTGTATCTTTTGTCATGCTGCTTATTAATTCATCTCCTATTTTCATTTTATCCATTATTACTCCTCTCTTTCTTAAAATTTTGGAACAATCGGCAAGTCTTTAGCAGTAGTAAACAAACTACCACAATCATTGCCCTCGTCATCTGCACTAGGATAAAACCGAACTCCATTATCCAATTGAAAAGTAAAAGCCCTACTATTCCAATCCATATCGTCAGTTTCTTTTGCAGATAATAATTCAACCTTAACAATCTTTCGACCAACAAAAACTTTTTCAATTTTAGTTAGCCAACTTTTTTCCAATGCTTTTTCACTAGTCATAATTTACTCCTCATTCCATAATTGCTTAATCATCTCAATTACCTCATTGTAATTAAGAGCAAAGCCAACAAATATAAAGCCCAAAAAGATACCGATTAAGTGTATTTCACTCATTATTTACCTCTTTTTTTAATTTACTAAAACAATCATCACAAACAGCAGTATGATCTCCAAGTATTTTATTTGTTTCCAAATCTTCTTCACCCTTCCAATACATTTCAGTATCCCAGATAACAATTATTCCGCATTTATTACAAACATTCAAATCCTCATTAACTGACTTAACATCAAAATTTTTTGGAAATTCTGAAATATTATGGTGATATACTCTATTAAATTCACTCATTATTTACCCCTTTATTAATTAAATAGCTTATCTATCCCTAGATATTTCTTTTAATGCTTTAGTA